AAAAATATTTTAAAGTAGTAGACACTAATAGTATGACGGGATCTACAACTATGCCCAGAGATTCTCAGGCAGATGTAGGATTTAAAAACTATCAAAGTCATCTACCAGAAGTTTACACTGGACATCCAAATCGTATTGAAAGATATAATCAATATGAAACAATGGATAGTGACAGTGAGATCAATGCGGCATTAGATATCCTTGCAGAATTTAGTACTCAAGCAAACGTAGAAAATAGAACACCTTTTGATTTATTTTTTAAAGATGCACCAAGTGACTCTGAAGTAAAAGTTTTAAAAGAAGCACTCTTTAGTTGGGTAAGTCTTAACGATTTTGATAAAAGAATTTTTAAAATGTTTCGTAATACTTTAAAGTATGGCGATCAAGTATTTGTAAGAGATCCAGAAACATTTCAATGGCATTGGGTAGACAATGCAGACATTGTAAAAGTTATTGTAAACGAAAGTAAAGGTAAAGAACCTGAACAATATGTTTTAAGGAATATTAATCCTAATTTTCAAAACTTAACAGTAACACAACCACAACACAGTGATTTAAAATCTGGTAGTCAAATGGGCGGACAAGGTCCAGTTAACAACCAAGGAAACATTTATAATTTAAATCAACCTGGATCAACGGGAACAAGATTTAGTACACAGTCAAACGAAATGTCAATTGATGCAAGTCATGTTGTACATATTAGTTTAACAGAAGGACTTGATCCTAATTGGCCATTTGGTATTAGTGTATTAGAAAGTGTATTTAAAGTATACAAGCAAAAAGAATTATTAGAAGACGCTATTATTATTTACAGAGTACAACGTGCTCCGGAAAGACGTGTGTTCTATATTGACGTAGGTAATATGCCAGCACACATGGCAATGGGTTACGTTAACAGAGTTAAAAACGAAATACACCAAAGACGTATTCCAACACAAAGTGGTGGCGGTGGAAGTATGATGGATGCAACATATAATCCATTAAGTATTAATGAAGATTACTTCTTTCCACAAACTGCTGAAGGTAGAGGTAGTAAAGTTGAAACATTACCAGGTGGAACAAACTTAGGTGAAATTGATGACTTAAAATACTTTACTAATAAGTTGTTTAGAGGTTTAAGAATTCCAAGTAGTTACTTACCAACAGGAGCAGAAGACGGAAGTTCGGTTGCAAGTGATGGTAGAGTAGGTACTGCATTAATTCAAGAATATAGATTTAATCAATACTGTAAACGTTTACAAGCAACAGTATCAACATCATTTGACCATGAGTTTAAAATGTATTTAAACTGGAAAGGTTATAATATTGATAGTGCTATGTTTGAGTTGCGTATGAATGAACCACAAAACTTTGCGGCATACAGACAAGCAGAACTTGATAATCAACGTGCAACTTTATTCTCTAGTTTATCACAAACTCCTTACTTGAGTAAACGATTTATGCTTAAACGTTTCTTAGGTATTAGTGAAGAAGAAATGGCTGAGAACGATAAATTATGGGCAGAAGAAAATGGAACAACAACGGCACAACAAACAGTAGGCGAAGACTTACGAAGTGTTGGAGTTACTCCAGGCGGACTTGGAACTGATTTAGAAACAGGAGCAGAACCCGAAGGTGGCGACACAGACATTGATGCACCTGAAGGTGGCGACACTTCCGACGACGTAGAACTGTAAGGAAACTGGAATGATAGAATCTATCTTTCCTACTCCTTTATACAGTAATATTGCTTCTGACAATTTACTAGCAGACATACAAAAAGAAATTTCTAATGTTGTTGAAAAAACAAAATTAGATTATAAATCTGATTGGGGCAAGACCCATAAGATATCATCATTATCAAATAACATAATACAAGATAATAATTTAATAAACTTTAAAATGTTTTTAAATGAGAATCTGCATGACTATCTAACACAACTTGGATTCGATGCAAACAGACCACATAGATTAGAATCGTGGATTACGTTATTAGATACAGATGATTATGGTCATATACACGACCATGGAAACGCAGACGTATCTGGCGTTTACTATTTTCAAACAAATGAACAAGACGGTGATATAGTATTTTATAATCCAGCACCACAAGTTGATATGTCAACAATCTTAAAAGCAAGTACTTGGCGTCATAAACCGATAATTGGAAAAATGCTTTTATTTCCAGGTTATTTAAAACATGGTATATTCAGGAATGAAACTACATCAACTAGGATTAGTTTATCATTCAATATATTTTTTAATAAATAACATTAAGATAAAGGTAAATATTATATCATGGACTTAAACGATTTATTTGAAAAAAACCGCTATTCTGTAGAGGACGATAAAAGTACACTAATTATAGGTGATACTCGTAAAGTCAAGTTGACTTTAGAACAAATCAATAAACTTAGACGTATTAAAGAAGCGAAGAAGTTTGAAGAGTATGAAAAACTACAGAAAGTTAAAGCACAATACGGTGCTCAAAAAGACGATAGTGGCGGTTTATAAGTCCTAGAATAGGTGCATTTTTTGGTATATCTAAATAAAATATCGAAAAACTGCTAATATTTCACCTTTTAGACCCCTTTTTTAACTATCTAATGTAAATAATATTACCGATAACTATCCTAATAGGAGTATGAATATGAGCGATAAATGGAAACAACTTGTTGACTTGATTGTTAACGAGGAAGAGCAAAAAGCAAGTGATCTGTTTCACGAAATCGTTATTGAGAATTCACGTGAGATTTATGAAAATCTTATTTCTCAAGAAGATTTAGAAGAAGTATCACAAGACGAAGTGAAAGACTTTGAACAAGATATTAAAGCAGATGAAGAAGGCGTTTCTGAAGAAGACGATGATATGGAAAACGCTAGTGATGAATTAGAAGCAGAAATGGGTATGGAGCCAGAAGCAGGCGAAGAAGCACCAGCAGATGCAGATAGTGAAGAACTAGAAGATCGTGTTGTTGATTTAGAAGATAACATTGCTGAACTTCAAAAAGAATTCGAAGAATTATTAAACAAAGAAGACGACGGTGATTCAGAAGAAGCACCTGCAGAAGAGCCAGAAATGGAAGAAGCAGTAGCAGAAACTGAAGAATCAGTTGAAGAAGCGAAATCAGATGATGAAGCCGAAGCAGTAGAAGAAGCAAAAACTGAAACTGAAGAGTCTAAAGAAGACGAAGTTACAGAAGAAGCAGAAGAAACTGTAGAAGAAGATGCTGAAAAAGTTGACGAAAGTAAACTTGAAAAGGCACCTGAGGCTGATAAGGCTGACCATGCAGACAATAAAGCATCACCAGTTGCTAAACAGCAAAAAGGTGGTATGAAAGTTGCTAAAGGCGAAGAAGCAGGCGCTCCTACACCTAAATCAACAAGCATGGGCGGTACTACTAAACCGGACGTAAAGAAAGTATAATAAAACTTTATTAAAGGAATAATTCAGAATGAACTCAGTATACTTAAAAGAGAACTTAACATTTGACCAAGCAAGAATGGTTACAGAAAGTGCAAACGACGGCAAGGACTTGTTCCTTAAAGGAATTTGTATTCAAGGTGGTGTGAAGAATCACAACCAACGACTTTACCCTGTTGATCAAATTGCAACTGCGGTTACTTCTCTTAACGAGCAAATTACTGAAGGAAACTCTGTTTTAGGAGAAGTAGATCATCCAGACGATTTAAAAATTAACTTGGATCGAGTTTGCCACATGATTACTGAAATGTGGATGGATGGTCCAAATGGTTATGGTAAACTAAAAATTCTCCCAACACCGATGGGTCAACTGGTACGAACAATGCTAGAAAGCGGTGTCAAATTGGGAGTTTCAAGTCGCGGAAGCGGCGAAGTCAATGATGCAACCGGAGAGGTTAGCGGATTCGAGATCGTCACAGTAGACGTAGTCGCACAGCCGAGTGCCCCTAATGCCTACCCAACTGCAATTTACGAAGGCTTATTGAACATGAAACATGGTCATAAGGTTTTGGGAATAGCGGCAGAGGCTAAAGAAGATACTCGTGTGCAAAAATTTTTAAAAGATGAGGTGGTAAACCTTATCAATGAACTTAAATTAAGGAGTTGACCAAAATGTTTGACGCACTCAAACCATTGCTAGATAGCGGTATAGTCAACGAGGAAACTAAGACTGAAATTCAAGAGGCTTGGGAAACCAAGTTAAATGAAACTAGGGAAGAGATCCGCGGTGAGTTACGTGATGAATTTTCACGTCGTTATGAGCATGATAAAACCACTATGGTTGAGAGTCTTGACAAAATGGTGAATGAAAACTTAACTAAAGAACTTGAGAAGATTGCAGAAGAACGCAAAGCACTAGAGGAAGACAGAGTTAAATTCAATGTAAAAATGAATGAAAACACTGATAAAGTTAAAAACTTTATGTTATCTAAATTAGGTGCTGAATTAAGCGAACTGAATGAAGATCGTAAAGTTCAAGCAGAAACTCTTGATAAGTTACAAAAGTTTGTTGTAAAAGCTCTTGCAGAAGAGATCGCAGAATTCCATAAAGATAAGGAAGCGGTTGTTGAAACTAGAGTTAAACTTGTTGCAGAAGGCAAGAAACAACTTTCAAAACTTAAAGAGACTTTTGTTGAACGTTCAAGCAAATTAGTGAAGGATTCAGTCGTTAAGAATCTTAACAACGAGTTGACTCAACTTAAAGAAGATATTGAGACTGCACGTCAAAATAACTTCGGTCGCAAATTGTTCGAAACATTTGCTGGTGAGTTTGCAACATCACATTTGAATGAAAATTCAGAGATTAAAGAGTTGCAAAATACAGTAGCAGAAGTTAAAAAACAACTTG